GAAAGAAAATACAATTTCCCCAATGAAAAAGCAGGAAGCACCATCGCAGGCATGGCGTGATCTATACGCGCGCCTATACGTTAAGCACTACGAAAAGACCTATCCATCCGTGGCATCTGATGGACTAATACCCAAGCCAAAGTTCCCAGATACGAAGAAAGCCAACGGCCTTACCCGGTTCGTGATCGATATGATTAACTGGAGCGGTGGGTATGCTAACCGTATCAGCTCGGCTGGTAGGGTTGTGAACGGCAGATACATTCCCGGAACTACTCGTAAGGGTACCGCAGATATCCATGCGATAATCAAGGGCCATCACTTCAGCATTGAAATCAAGGTGGGCCGCGACCGGATGAGCGAATGGCAGGAGGCAGAGCGCGAACGTGTGCGAAACGCCGGAGGGAACTATCTTATTGTTGCTGATCCGGATTCTTTCTGCACGGCGTTGCAGTATATCTTGAAGAATTAACTACTTTTATCCTCCTCCAACACCGAAAACATGGTAAGCATTTACCCTCACATCTTCGACACTAAGAACGGCACCGACATCGAACTTATGGAAATCTTGCTCGGAATCAAATCAGGCAGGTGGGAAGATGACTGCTACCCTATAATGAAGGAAGAAGATAAGGTAAAGCGTAATGAACTCAAAAAGAAGGTTCCTTATTATACCGTATCCGGTACATTTGAAGTAAGAAGCAATAACGGATTACGCAAGCATTCTGGATTCATATCCATAGACTTTGATAACGTCGAGAATCTTGAGGCCTGCATTGAAATAATAAAGAAAGACCCATACACATTCGCGGTATTCAAATCGGTTTCACATACTGGGTTCTGCGTTATCGTCAAGATAGACCCTGCACGGCATCTGGAATCATTCGAGGGCCTCGGAAACTATTATTTCAATATCCTACGCCATCCAATAGATCAGGCTTGCAAGGATGTGAGCAGGCCCAGATATGTATCCTTCGACCCTGACTGCTTTATAAATAGTAAGAGCAAGCAGTTCCGTGACTATCCAAAAAGAGAAACGAAAGAGGCAAAGCATCAGCGCACGCGTGTAGATTATCTGCATACAGCAAACAAGTTCAGCCGCATCATCGCTTCCATAGATAAGGATATCACCGGAGATTATGCCCAGTGGCGAGATATAGGCTTCGCCATAGGTTCGGAATATAAGGAATCAGGGGAAGATTACTTCCACCAGCTATCGCAGTTTTCACCGAAATACGACCGGGCAACTACTTCACGACAGTACAAGCTTTGCTGCAAGACTGGTGAAATAACTATCAGCACATTTTACTATTATGCGAAGCTATACGGTTTTAAGGTTACGACCGATGATGAAAAGAAGACGGCGGAGATAGCTTACTATGCCAAAATATCAAACAAAAAAAAGGAGTTCGTTACACAAAAACTGAATGAAATCGGTATCAAACCGGATGACCAGATAATCGAAGCGGTCAACAAGTCCAATACCTACACTCCGATAGATACCTCACCGAAGGCCAAGCTGGATTTGGATGCAGTCATTACATGGATTACTACAAACACCAGTATAAAAAAAAACGAGATATCCCGGTTCTACGAGCAGGATGGCAAGGTGCTTGAAACGGAGGACTTTAACTCCATCTTCATTCAGGCTAAGAAAACCTTTGAAAAGCTAAATCGCGAGATATTCGATACCATCATATTCTCAGACAACACTCAATCTTATAACCCGATAAAGATATACATCGATAGTCTTGTCTGGGATGAGCGCGACCGGATTACAGAGCTTTGTCAATCCATTACATCCAATACCGGAGACTTCGATTACCGTAAGGTACTCCTGCAATCTTGGCTGCTTGGCATTATAGAATCCATATACACAGATGAGCCGAACATTCTTCAGCTGATCCTTGCCGGGAAGCAGAACACCGGGAAATCTGTATTCTTCAAAAACCTACTGCCTGCTCCATTAAAGAAATACTTTGCCTTCAGCCAACTCGACAAGGGTAAGGATGACGAGCTACTCATGTGCCAGAAGCTTATAATTCTCGATGACGAATACTCCGGTAAATCGAAGCAGGATGCCAAGCTTATAAAGCGGCTTCTATCTGCTCCGCTATTCGACCTGCGTGAGCCATACGGTAAAAAGAACATAACGCTAAAGCGGATGGCTTCGCTTTGCGCTACCTCCAACGAGACCCAGCTGCTTAACGACCCGACCGGGAACCGACGCAATATCATATTTGAAGTTACCGGGCAGTTCGATTATGAGAAATATAATGCCATAGACAAGGAGCAACTATTTGCACAAATCAAGTGGATGTTTGACAAAGGGTATAAGTCGGCACTAATGCCCAGAATGATTGAGGAAATCAACCTATACACCGGGCAGCACAATAGCGAAATCTGCATCGAGGCGGAGCTGGTTAATATGTTCTACGAAGAGCCGGGCATACATGGACAGTATGACTTCCGCACGGCAACACAGATTAAGAACCACATTGAGAGCAATTCAGTTCAGAAAATATCCATTAAGAAGCTCGGCATGGAGCTAAAGCGACTCGGCTATGAGCGCGTAAAAGTGGAAGGAGTTTACGGATACTACATCGGAGAGGTCAGCAGATAATATTACAATCGGGTAACATGTAATGCAATTCGGGTAAGATAAAAAAACTATCTTACCCGCTTGTATTTTATTGATAATCATAGTACTTATAAAGGTTGGGTAAGATAGGTAAGATAAAGTTATTAATTAGGAGAGAATATTATTATACACACAGTAATATTTTTTTTTTTCTCTGGTAGACTTTTCAAGCATGATTTTACCTTTATCTTACCCAGCCTTGAAATTCAGTCTGGTATTGGTTTTTAGCTTGGGTAAGATAGAAAAAATTATCTTACCCGAAATTCAACCCCTAAAATAGTACTCAATTTGTAGTACTACATTTGTAGTATAGTGATTTGATATGATAAAAAAGACATAACTTACACTTGTGCAACACACGCACGCCATCATAACGAGCATATATCAATCGCAGGAACTCGCCGACCTGCTGGTCAGGATTCGTCCTGAAGCTATTAGAGACGATTTAAGGCAGGAAATAGCATTGACCTTACTAACCCTACCGACAGATAAGATAATCGCTTTAAACGAACGTAATGAGCTTATACGATATGTGATGAAAATATGTTGGGTATTGGCAGTCTCTGATAGGTACATGCTATCCAGTAGATACAAGCAGAAGGAACTTGTCAATGCAATGGACTACCTCTACACACAAATGAACTACCCCGAAGTGCCTATTTCTTTAGCGGTCAATGCTAAAAATTTTATAAATAAAAAAAATAAGAATATTTTTGATGATCATGAGGCACGCATCTTCAATCGGTATGTGGAGCTGGGAAGTGCCAGAGCCGTAGCCAAATACTACGGCATCCCTTTAAATCATACGGTCAACGTTATCAATAAAGTTAAAAAAGAACTCAAATGTTTATTGCAGGAATAGCCGGACTACTCTTCGCGTACTTCTTTATCCATGTGGCAGGCTTTCACATGGTCATGAAACGCATCTTGAAACGGCCCGGAAGGCTAAAGCCGTTTGATTGTTTGCAATGCCTTACAGTGTGGTCAAGTCTTGCATTATATTTTCTACCGATAGAAATCAGTCAATGCATAGCCATCTGCCTTGGCGCAGGTTATTTTGCAACAATGTTTCAAAAATGATAGATATTTCAGTCATTGGCTTTACCGGAAAAGATAGCGGATGTGGCTATCATAGAGTACTGATGCCGCTCGCTTACATGTCTGATATTACCGGACATGTGACCAATGCCTTAACGCCGGAGCGCACGCACGACTGGGATATCTTGCTCTACAACCGGATCAGTCCTTTCGATGATGACTGGCAGTTTGTGCGCGATCAGTTGAATTGTAAAGTAGTGCTTGACTTGGATGACTGGTGGAAGCTACCGCCGAACCACATTCAGGCCGAGATGTATGACGAGTTTGCTGCAAGGATTGAAAGGAACATAGGCACGGCAGACTGGATAACGTGCAGCAGCCATGCGCTATACGATAAGCTCATAAAGTTATCGGACAAGGTAACGCTTGTACCGAATGCGCTGCCTTACGGTCACAACCAGTTTATCGAAGACAAGGAGCCGTCAGCCGATGACCGGGTACGGTTGTTCTGGTGCGGCTCCATTACTCACGAGCATGATGTGGCCATCTTGAAGAATCCACTGCGCAGGTTGTCCTTCCTAAAGAACAAGATTACCATGATGCTCGGAGGATACAACAATAGCGACCCTTACTCGGAGTACCTATGGAAGCGTATACTGCACAACTTCACCGGCGGCGGCATGCTCGACTATCAAGTGCTGCCAAGCCAGCCGGTAAAAACATACATGGACTTATATCAGTATGCCGATATCATGCTGATACCTTTGGAGGAAAGCGAGTGGCATGCGTGTAAGTCAAATCTTAAGATATTGGAGGCCGCTGCAAAGCGGATACCCTGCGTAGTCAGCAAGGTGCTACCTTACTCAAATGATGCCGATGCTCCGGTTCTATGGGTTGAAAAACAGAGCGACTGGTTCACACACTTAAACTATCTTATCAATAATGAAGAAGCGCGACAAGAATACGGCAACAGACTCTACGAATGGGCCAAAGCAAAGTACGACCTCATCGAAATCAACCAGCGAATCAGACGACCGCTTTTTGGAAGTCTTTGCGAGGCACGAACACATCTGGAAGCTTTTTGTGATTAGTCAGGAGTTGGTGAACTTCCACCATCAGATACAAGCGGAGCTTCTGGTTGCCTACCGGGCAATGGTAGATCCGTTCTATTTCTATAACAATAACTGCCGGGAGTGCGTGCAGGAATTTATAACCAGATGCTATACATGGTATGAATCAAAGATTTCCAAATAATGATATACATCCTACTGCTATTATCTATGAAGGAGTAGAGATAGGCGAGGAAAATATTATCGGGCCGTACTGTATTATAGGCGCACCTGCGGAGTGGAAAGGGCATGACAAAGAAAGCGGCCGCGTGTACATAGGGAACGGCAATGTAATAACCGGACTTGTTACGATAGATAGCGGAGTTAATCACCGTACTATAATCGGCAATAACTGCTATATCATGAAGCATGCTCATATCGGGCATGATGCTATAGTGCATAGCCATGTAACCATATCTTGCGGAGCCAAGATAGGAGGCCATGCTCTAATAGGAAATGAGGTGAATATCGGACTCAATGCGGTTATACATCAGAAGTGCGAGGTGCCAGAAGGCTGCATGATAGGAGCATCCGCTTTCGTTGGCAAAAAGTCTATATTGAAACGCAACCATAAATACGCAGGAGTTCCGGTTAGAGATTTAGGCTTAAATTTAAGATAATGAAAGTACTTGTCTGCTGCCTTACCTATGGAAACCGGCCATTAGATATAATACATTCCAACTTGGAGCGTGCAGGGTATCCTTTTAATTTGCGGTTCATAAATGTTGAAGGTATTGCCAACGCTTTGAATGATGGTATCTATGAGGTTGAAGGCTATGATGCCATCGCCTATCTTGCGAACGATATAAGAGAACCGGACAACTGGCTTAAAAAGAAAGTGGAAGCATTGTTAAACTATCCAAATGCAGGCATTATCGCTTCCTCGCTTGGCTATGTTGAGAATCAAATAAGGTCGCAGCACATCATCAGCAACTGGCTTATAAGCAAAAGCCTTATAGATCGAATAGGCATCTTTAACGAGTCCATGTTTCCTTATGGCCCTATCGATTTAGATTATTGCGAGCGTGCTAATGTAGCAGGCTTTTGTACTTATTACTGTGTAGACTGCATGGCCGAACACTTTACAAGTGAAAACAATAATACAGAATACGGATATAACAAGCAGGACATGATTGCCAAATATTGGAAACAACACGAAGAGGAATTGTTGCAATATCGAAACGGAACTAAAGATATAAGACATGGCAAACCATAAGCAAATTTCAAAAGTATGATTTACAGAAACATTACAGAAATAAAGCCAAACCCAAAGAATCCGCGCACCATCCGTGACGATAAATTCAAAAAATTGGTCAAGTCAATTCATGACTTTCCGCAAATGTTGGATAAACGGCCTTTGGTGTGCTTCACCGATACCGATGGCAAATTGGTTGTGTTAGGTGGTAATATGCGATTAAAGGCGGCAAAGGAGGTTGGGTTGAAGGAATTGCCAGTTGTATTAGCGGACGATTGGACCGAGGAACAAAAGGCGCAATTTTTGATAAAGGATAATGTTGGATTCGGCGAGTGGAACTGGGATGAATTAAAAGCCGATTGGGATTTGGAAAAATTGGACGATTGGGGATTGGATGTGCCGGATTTTGAAAGTAAACAACTTGAAGCACAGGATGATGACTACGAGATGCCGGATGAAATTAAAACAGATATCGTACTTGGTGATTTGTTTGAGATAGGAGAACACCGTTTAGTTTGTGGGGATAGTACAGATAGCGACCAAGTAGCAAAGTTAATGAATGGGGAAAAGGCTGATATGGTATTTACTGACCCTCCTTACTTAATGGATTTTGATGGTGGAATGACTACAAATAAAGAAGGTAATTGGACTAAATCTTTTAACGCATCTCACGGAGGAATTAAAAACGATAAAATGGATAAATCTAAAGAAGCTGATTTTTTAGATAGTATAAATGCAAACATTCAATTATTTACAAAAGGTGCTTTTTACATTTGTTTTTATAGATTAAAACTTGGTGATTATTTCAGTTCTTTGGATAGAACTGGATTAAAAACAAGAACTTTAATTACTTGGAATAAAGGTAACCATACAATGAGCAATTCAGATTATTGGAGTAAATGCGAACATATATTTTATGGTTGGATTGACGAGCATAATTGGTATGGAGGCAATGATTATGATATTTGGGATATTTCAAGAACACAAAAAAACGATTTGCACCCAACAATGAAACCTATTCCTTTATGCGAGAAAGCAATAAATAATTCAAGTAAAGAAAATAATATAGTATTTGATTTATTTTTAGGTTCAGGTTCTACAATGGTAGCATCACACCAACTTAAACGCAAATGCTACGGCATGGAATTAGATCCAAAATATTGTCAGGTTATTATTGATCGTATGCGCAAACTTGATCCGACATTAACAATAAAAAAGAACGGCAATGCCATTTAAAAAAGGAGTTACACCACCGGGTGCAAAGCCATTTGTAAAAGGGCAAAGCGGAAACCCTAAAGGGCAGCCGCGAAAGTTAGTATCTCGGTTTGTAGATTTAGGCTATTCAAAGTCAGAGGTTAATTCTACGATTGCTGCTATGCTTGCAATGACGATGGATGAGCTTAAGAAGGTGGCGGAAAGCGCGGATAGTACTATACTCGAAAAAACTATTGCTTTCACATTAAAAAAGAATTTAGAAAAAGGAAGCTTGTATGCAGTCGATTTATTGCTGAATCGCAACCACGGAAAACCTCAGGAGATGGTGGAAGTTAATGCAGATATTAAAAAGGTGATTGTTGTCCAATATGGAAACCCAGAAAATAATAATACAATTCAATCCGCATAAGGCGCAACATAAAGTATTAACAAGTGCGGCTCGATTCCGCGTTCTTATGTGCGGAAGGCGTTTCGGGAAGTCTCTTATATCTCAAATCATATCAATCGAGCAGGCAACCTTCGGTAATAGTATTGCCTATATTACTCCTACATATCAGCTGGCAAAAGTGTTCTTCGATGAAATGATAAAGAACCTTCCGCAGGATTTGTACGAGTGCAATCGTTCCGACCTCGTTATCAAGTTCGATGGCGGCGGCAGCATCCGCTTTTTTACCGGTGAGCGGCTCGATGCGATGCGTGGCCTGCGCTTCCATCTGGTGATAATCGATGAGGCGAGCTATATCTCCGATCTCGAAACCGGATGGCTTAATAGCATACGGCCCACCTTGACAGATTATCAGGGCCGGGCCATCTTCCTATCTACTCCGAAGGGCCGGAACTACTTTTACTCCTTATTCCTGAAAGATGGCGAACCCGGATGGCAGTCGTTCAAGTTCACCACTTACGATAATCCCCACATCAACCCGGCGGAGATAGACGATGCAAGGGCCTTACTGCCTACTGCGGTCTTCGAGCAAGAATACATGGCTAATGCAATGGAGAACGCGAGCAATCCGTTTGGGAGCAGCCATCTGGCGGAATGCGTTCGGCCTATCAGCAGCCGTCCTGCCATAGCTTATGGCATTGACCTTGCCAAGTCAGTTGACTACACGGTTGTAGTCGGCTTGGATGATACCGGAACTGTCTGCCACTACGAGCGGTTCCAAAAGGACTGGAACCTTACGAAGGAGACCATTCGGCAACTGCCGAGAAATGTGCCTATGCTGATAGATAGCACCGGGAACGGAGACCCGATCACGGAGGACTTGCAGAAGCACTTCGGCAGGATGACCGGGTTCAAGTTTACCAGTACCAGCAAGCAGCCGTTAATGGAGGGCCTTGCCTCGGCCATCCACCAGAGGAAGGTGTTCTTCCCAGATAACTACATAAAGACCGAGCTTGAGATATTCGAGTTCCAGTACACGGCTACCGGGGTAAAGTACGGCGCGCCGACTGGGTTCCACGATGACTGCGTTTGCGCTTTGGCTTTGGCATGGAAGTGCTACAACGAGAACCGGAGTGCCGGGCAGTATTATTTCATCTAAACAAAACGACAAAATATGTCTTATTATAGTATGCGGATTAGTGTTAAGCAGTTTCAGGAGTTGTACTTTATCAGTGAAAGGTGGGAAGCCGACATCGATAAGAGCATTAAGCTTGTCGGCGTGATTACCGGAAAGACTCCGGAAGAGGTGGAGGCTATGAAGATAAGGCCGTTCAATAAGCTATGCGCCAAGATACAGAAGCAGTTCAGCCTGCTGGAGCGTGACTGGATGAAGTCGAAGCCGAGGAAGCTGGTACGGATAGGCAAGCGGTTCTACCGATTGCACTACGATATTACCCGGTTCCCGAACAATGCCGGTAAGTATATCGATGCGATGTCGTTCAGCAAAGAACTTGTGCCGAATATCCACATAATCATGGCAACGATGGCGGAGCCGGTGAGTTGGTTGGGTAAGCCTTATAAACTTGAGCATAGCGAGATAGCGGCGGATATGGAGAAGATGGACTTCGAGGTAGCGTATCATGCTGCGGTTTTTTTTTATCTTCTATTTCAAGCGTCAATGAGCGTTACCCGGCCTTATTTGGTAAGGGAAATAACGAAGCAGGGGATAAAGGAGGAAACGGCGGAACTGCTGCTGAACTATTCATCGAGACTTTTGGCTGGGTTGCAAATGCCAAGATGGTCGCTGAACATGAGGCAGTACCTCTCGAATCGGTTTGGGGTTTAGGGGTTCTGCACTTTTTGAACGACCTACTTTATATTAAAATGAAAAGCGAGTACGATGTCGAACAATATAACCGGCAGTCAAAAGGAAAATATTGATTTCATCAAGCAGCTCAATGAGGCTCCTGATGGTGAGGTTGTGCAGGATGCTCTGGTAACATCGGCGAACTATTTCCTTGATGTGTTGGTGAAGAAGGTTGAAAAATACAAGCTTGTAAATACCGGAGATTTAACAACAAAAGCCAAGATTGAGGAGATAGGAAAAAATCAGGTGGATGTCAAGCTTCCGTACTATTATGATTTTATAAATAAAGGTGTGCGCGGAGCCAAGAGCAAGCAGCCTGCCAGCTCGCCTTATAGCTTTAAGGATTCCTTCAGCATGAGTGAGGAAGGCCGGAAGAACATAAAGAGCCTGATTGATAACGGTAAGGCAAAGCTGCGAGTCGTTAAGCCGGGTAAAGAGGTAGGTTTAGAAAAAAAGCGGCGTAGCGTGGCAGACATCCAGCTCGATACCTTAATATTCAGAATCAAGTCCTACGGTATCAAGCGGCGGCCATACTTCGATGAGGCATTGAAAGAAAGCAAACAGAAGATAATTGATATAGTCGGAGAAGCATACGGAAAGGAAATAACTTTAAGCATTAAACCTAAATAAGATGGCAGTAAGTGGATTTTTAGAAACAGCGCAAAGCTTTATGGATGACTTGTGGTTATCAGCCATTAGCAGTGCATCAGGACAAACCGACCTGAAATATATTATAGAATTATACAACGGAGCCAGCAAAATTTTTGAGGGGAAAGTATATCCTGAACCCACCAATAAATACATGTACTTTAATGTTGCACCGATAGTGCGCAACTCTTTTTCAGAAAACTTTTTCGAGTTTGATTTCTCAAATAATTATGATTTAAACGCATTAAATTACTCATTAAATTATAGAATTGGAACAGATTATTCTGGAATAACTACGCTAAATGAAGTAAGCGCAGCGGTACAAGTAGGGCATTTAACAATGCTTCGACCAAAATTCAAGAATAGAAGATATTTAAAAACTTCATTGTTTGATGATAGAACTAATAAATGGCTAACCGATAGAAAACAAGTTTCTTCAATAAACCAAAATAGTGATAAATTCTATATTGGCTATAATGTTGATGCGGATAGCCCTTCGGATGAGACAACCGCAATAAAATGGCAGTCTTATAATGAAGCAGGAACGCAGATATCATCATCATCTTACGTTGATATTGAAGCAGGAGATTTAGCACCACATCGGATTTTGAATATTGGCCCTGATGGTCTTGATGATTTAACTGGAAGCAGCCCAGACATAACTACTTGTGCTTATTATATCGTAACACTTCGCTGGTATAATCCAGAAATATCGGCTTACCAATATATCACCTTTAGAATCAACAAAGCTTGCAATCCGAAATATCAATCGGTACCGATACACTTTTATAATAGGTTCCTTTCGGTAGATACCATGCGATTCGACCTTGTCAGCCGTACTACGGTAGACGTTGAACGCAAGTCATACAACCAGCGCGACTATCGATTCAGCGGAAGCAGCGTGCTTTATACAGATAGCTCGGCTTCCGGAACTACGGTCTATCGGGAGAACAAGATTAACTACAACGCAACGTACAACTACACGATGAAGCTTACCAGCGACTTTCTCGATGATCAGGACTGGGAATGGCTGGAGGACTTGATTGAATCCCCGAAGATATACATGGAGGAGGATGGCTATTTCTACCCAGTAACAATTAAGGCTACTAATTACGAGATAAGCAAGTACATAAACAACCGCCTGCGGCCGCTTGAAATCGAAATAGAATTTAACTCACCAAGATTATCCAGCGCACGATGACAAGGCTATTCATAGAGGAGAAAGAGCTTGACCTTACCGCGTCCATATCGCAGCAGATAACCTATGCCATCGATGATATTCGGAACGTGGATAGCAAGGCAACTACCTTCAGCCGGACGATAGTGCTTCCGGGAACTGCACGGAACAACAACCTCTTCGGGCAGATATTTGATTTCAATCAAGCAAACTTTACGAATGATTCCTTGCCTAATGTGGAATATAATTTCAACGCTTCGAAGTCTGCGAAGTGCAGATTAGAATCGGATGGAATGCTGGTTATGAAAGGCATCCTGCGTCTGCTACAAATAGTGAACGATGGCGGTCGCATCGAGTACGAGGTAAGCATCTTCGGAGAACTCGGCGGCTTCATTACGAAGCTCGGAGCCTTGAAGTTGCAGGATTTGGACTTTAGCGAGTACGACCATGACTATACGGCGGAGAATATAGAGGATAGCTGGGATAATGATAACGCAGGAGAGGGTTACTATTATCCGCACATCGATTACGGCGATTACTCGGCAGGTTCTGAGAAATTAAGCTGGAATGTAGGCACGTTTAGACCTGCTTTGTTTGTGAAGCAATACATCGAAAAGATGGTAGCTGCGGCAGGGTATACGCTTGATTTCCCACTGATGGCAACCGACCGCTTCAAGCGGTTGATTATTCCGTACAATCGGAAGATACTAACTGCGAACAATACCAAGATATTGAAGCAATACGGAGTCAACCAGACGTTCGATGATGGCACTTCGACTCCGCTTATACTATCAGGCGGAACCGGAACGCTTGGCTCGTTTACTTTGCTTGGCGATGGCGAATATAAATACACTGGAGCAACTACCGTATCCACAACGCTAAAGATAGTCGTTACCTACACATACACCGGATTCCCGGATACGCTTGTTTTCCGGATACGAAAGAACGGAGTCACTATCTACACGCAGGACTTGATTGCGAACGGAAGCATTAGTCATACCATGACGGTTGAACTGTCTACAAATGATATATTGTTCTTCCAGTTTATCAGCATCATAAACACGCAGACGGTCACCTATCTTGGAAAGCTGGACATAGATACTGACGTAGCTATTCCGACTCCGGTGCTTCTGGATGATGAGGTGAAGCTTAATGATACGATTCCGCAGAACATCTTGCAGAAGGATTTCTTCGTTTCTATTATCAAGCTTTTTAATCTATACGTCTACGAAAATAGTCTGGTAGAAAAGAGGCTTGTCATTAAGCCTTATGTTGATTTCTACATAGACCAGACGGATGATTATAGCGACCGGGTAGACCGAAGCAAGCCGATAGTAATTAAGCCGATGAGCGAGTTGAACTCTCGCTACTATCAGTTCAAGTACAAGAGTGACACAGACTATTGGAATGAACTATACCGGAAGCGATATAACGAAGGGTACGGCGATAGGATTTTCGACAGTCAATACGAGTTCGCATCGGAGACACAGACCTCGGAGATAATCTTTGCCGGAACACCGATAGTAGGATATGCGGATGAGGATAAGAAGTATAGCACCATCTTCAAGCGGAACGGCAATGAGCCGACAATAACCGAAGAGCAAATAGATAGCGTAATCAGGATATTGCAGGCGAAAAAGATTACTGGTATTACATCTTGGAGGCTATTCACGGAAGACGATAGCGGGGTACTTGGAGACTTTACGAAGTATGCCTATGCTGGGCACTTTAACGATCCGGACAACCCGACTAACGACTTGAACTTTGGCTCTACGAATGAGCTTTTCTTTACCGGGGAATCCACTGGCACGAATCAATTTAACGTGTACTACTCGCCATACATGGCGGAGATTACGGACAAGGATAGCAGGCTGCTGACTTGCAACATCAAGTTTAACGGCTTGCAGATAGCGAACCTTGATTTCAGCAGGTACATCTGGATAGACGGAGGCTTATATCGGTTGATGCGAGTCATTGACTACACACCGGGAACTACGGATTCCTGCAAGGTGGAACTTTTACGAGTGATAAATAAAACATATTAAGATGGCAGAAGAAGTTGCGTTATCGATAAAAGTAAATGCAGAACAAGCGAATCAGTCTGTCGGCAGCTTTAAGAAGCAGCTGCGTGAGGCAACGGCTGATCTTGTGAACATGTCGATGCAGTTCGGTGAGGCTTCTGCGGAGGCGCAGGCAGCAGCGAAGAAGGTGGCAGGATTGAAGGATGCCATCGGCGATGCGAAGGCTCTTGCTGATACGTTCAACCCGGATAAAAAGTTTGTTGCACTTGGCGGAGCATTGCAAGGAGCTACTGCCGGGTTCTCCGCGCTTCAAGGTGCTATGGGTTTGTTCGGAGGTGAGTCTAAGGATGTGGAAAAAGCACTGTTGAAGGTTCAGTCAGCTATGGCCTTGCAGCAGGGTATAAGCGGAATCGCCGGAGCTTTAGACTCTTTTAAACTTCTGAAGAATGAAATAGTCGGCGGAGTTACAAAGGCATTTAGCACATTACGCGGAGCCATTATTGCCACTGGACTCGGTGCGCTTGCTGTTGGTATCGGTTTGCTGATAGCGAACTTCGAGAAGGTCAAGCAGGTTGTACTGAACTTCATACCCGGACTTGCTAAAGTAGGCGAGTTCGTAGGCAAGCTTATCAACAAGGTAACCGACTTCATTGGAGTAACCAGCGAAGCGCAAAGAGCGCAGGAGCGGTTTATAGCATCCAGCGAAAAGCAGTTAAAAGCTGCTAAGGATTTCCTTGATCAAGAGGGGTATAAATATGATGAGTTCACAAAGAGAAAGATTCAGGCTGATATCGATTATAAGGAGAATGTACTGAAAGTAAATAAGGACACTACATTATCTGAAGCTGAAAAAAATAAAGCACTTAAAAACTTTGCCGATAAAAGGAACTTTGAATTAGATGAGGCAGACAAGGAAAGAAATAAGAAAGCACAAGATGCCGAAGATGAGAAGAATAAGAAGATAAAAGAGAAGCAGGATGCAGCGCATAAGGAGCGTATGCAGAAGGACAAAGAAAGAGCCAAAGAGATAGCGGATGCAAATAAAGAGCAGGACAAAAGGCAGCTTGATTTGCAGCAAGAGATATATCTGCAAAGCATACAAGATGAAGATGCAAGAGCGCAGGAAAAACTACGCATCCAGCTTGAGAACAGTATAAAGGAAATAGAGCAGACAAAAGCAACAGAGAAAGAGAAGAATGAGACTATAAAGCTGCTGCGCGAAAAGTATAATCAAGATTTAAGCCAGCTGCAATTTGAACAAGTTGAAAAGCAGATAGCTGCTGATATTGAATTAACAGAAAAGCAAGCCGAAGCAAGAAGGCAGCAAGATGAGAAAGAATTAGAGGAAGCAAAAAAGAAAGCCGAAGAACAAAAGAAAATTGAAGAAGATTTCCTTAAAACACTTGCAGATATCAGGCAGAAGGATTTCGATAATAGAATGAAACTGCTTGATGCGGTAGGCAGTGGACTTACTGCATTGAGCGATATAGTAGGTAAGGAAACCGCAGCAGGAAAAGCTCTTGCCGTGGCATCTTCTTTGATTAATACCTATGCAGCAATAGCCGGGCAACTTAAAGCTTTCTCTGGAGTACCAGTTCCCGGTTATGCCATAGCGCAAGCAATAGTTACCGGACTTGTAGGATTTAAGGCAGTAAGAGACATCATAAAAACTCCGATACCCGGCGGCAAAGGTGGAGGCTCAACAAGTGGCAGCGTTCCAACTGGTGCAGGGGTAGCTCCTCCTCCTCCGCAGATTCAGTCAGTGCCACAAACTACCAGAATAGATCAGGGCCAAATCAACCAGATAGGCAATGCTGCGGTAAGGGCCTATGTAGTTGAAACAGAAGTAAACAGTCAGCAAGAGCGGCGCACACGGATTGAGCGTGCGGCTCGTATTGGATAACACATAAAAATAAGAATCATGAAAATTTATGAATTGGTAATAAACCCGGAAGAGAACAACGATGCCGAAGTATCCTACATCGCGCTGGTAGATGCTCCGGCGATTAAGAAAGATTTTATCGCCTTCAACGAGCAGTTTGTAGAACCCGGAGAGAAAGAGACAGAGGACGAGTTCATTTCCCGGTGTATCCGCTATGTAGTTAACGAAGGAAAGGATCAGGAGCAGGCGGCTGCTATCTGTTACTCGAAGTGGGATAACCGCTTTCAAAAGTTCCAGGATAGTTACGATGATTACCCGGAAGCAGCGAAAGAGGCGGCAAGGACCGCACTGCGCTACGCAGAGGAAAACGGCTGGGGAAGTTGCGGCACTCCGGTAGGAAAGGTAAGAGCCAACCAGTTAGCCAAAGGTGAGGCAATAACTCGTGAAACGATAGCACGGATGGCAGCATTCGACCGACATCGCGAGAACTCCGACAAACCGCTCGGAGACGGTTGCGGCAGGTTGATGTGGTTAGCTTGGGGAGGAGATGCCGGGGTAGAGTGGGCCCAGCGTAAGCTTAAGCAGATTGATAAAGAAAAGCTGCATGCTTTCGCCATCCAGAACGAGGACGAGCGGATAATCACCGGGCCACTTATGATTCCGAATCAACTCATCTACCGGAACAATGAGCGATTCGGTGAGCATTACGTTAAGTTCTCGGCCGAGACCATTAGACAGATTGCCATCAAGTTTGCAAAGAAAGGTTATCAGAAGAATGTCAACCTGATGCATGATGCCGATATGCAGGTGAACGGAGCCACTATGTTCGAGTCTTTCATAAGCGATTCAAGCCGTGGAGTGAAGCCGATGGAGCAGTTCAGCGACCTACCAGATGGCACATGGTTCGGCTCGTTTTATGTCGAGAATCCGGAGGTCTGGAAGCTTGTAAAGGAGGGCAACGTGAGAGGCTTTTCAGTCGAGGGAATGTTTGATTACGAGGTTCCGGAAAGCACGGAGGAAAAATATAGCCGATTGATTGTCAACGAATTAGCAGAGATTTTTAAACACTTTTAGATTTCTTGTCTTATTAGATTGTATGGAAGCAAAAGAATTACTTACAAAAATACGTCAGGTATTCGCCGAGTTCAATGCTCCGGTACCTGCACCTGCTGCTCCGGTTACCATGTCCGACTACGAACTCAAAATCGGCGGCATGGTTTCTATCGATAAGATGGAAGTCGGCGGAGTGGTTATGATTGACGGCAACCCTGCTATCCCCGGAGAACTGGAGCTTGCCGATGGCACTGTTCTGGTCATCGGTGATAACGGAGTAATTACGGAAGTTAAGCCTGCGCAAGAGATGCCTGAAGCACCTGCTGCGCCTGCTGCTCCAGAAATGGATATGAGCAAGTTCGATGCTTTCGAGAGCCTGACGAATGAAAAGTTTGCAAGCTACGAGGCGAAATTCGCAGCCTATGAAGACCGTTTCGCTGCCTACGAAGAGAAGTTGAATCAGTCCAAGCAGATGATTGAGCAACTGCTTCAGTTCGGAAAGATTATGGTTGAAAAGCCTATATCAGCTCCGGATGCTGCGGTTAAGACTTCCAATGCTTTTAAGGCAGAGAAACAAGACAGAAATTTCGATATCCTATTTTCATAAAAAATAAAACAGACAAATAATGGCACTTTCTTTCAGTGGATTATCCACATACACAAAACAAAACGTAAAGCCTCTGCTGACAAGCGCAGTGCTTGGAGCCACTACCCAGAAGATGATTGTGGACAATGGCATCGTGCTGACTGGCGTTAAAGGCCCTACGCAGATTCCTTTGATGGATACCGATGCCTTCTTTCAGGTAGACGGTTGCGGGTATTCTCCATCAGGTACCACTACCTTCAGCGGCCGTGTGCTTACTCCCGGTAAGATTCGCGTTGAAGAGACCATCTGCCCAAAGGATTTGGAAGCTTATTTCACAATGGAAGCTCTCCGCGCTGGTTCAACTTACGAGGATTTCGGAAGCGCAGATTTTGCTGCTGCCTATCTCGCAAAGAAGAATGCTCGTATCGCTGCGCAGCTTGAAACCGCCATCTGGCAGGGTTCTACTGCAAGTGCTACCGCTAACCTGAACAAGTTTGATGGTCTGTCTACCTTGATAAACGCAGGATCTGCGGTTGATGCTAACGTGAGTGCTTTTACCGGAGTTGCTACTATCACAACCGTTACGCAGTCAAATGTAATTGCTGCTACCGAAGGTATCTACAAAGCGATTCCTGCTCAAGTCCTTTCTAAAGGAGATGCAAAAATCTTTGTAGGAGATGACTGGTTCCGCTTGCTGGTTATGGCTTACCGCGCAGAGAAATTGTTCTTGTATCAAGCCAACGAGACTGCCGAGCGCCGCTTCGTTCTGCCTGCCACTTCTGTTGAAGTTGTTGCCGCAAACGGTCTGAACACTACCGGAGACGCTTACGCAATGAGCTTGAGCAACATGGTTCTCGGTGTTGACCTGCAAGATGAAGACCAGAGCTATAAGCTTTGGTACTCTGAAGATCAGAACGAAATCCGCAGCCGTGTAGCGTTCAAGCTTGGTGTGAACGTAGCCTTTACCGCCGAGTGCGTGAAGTTTGTTGCTGCTATCTAATAACAAAAAAAGTATCTTAATATGCCTTGCGCACTAATAGCCGGATATTCCATCGATTGTCGTGAAGCAGTCGGTGGTATTGATGCGGTCTTCTTCATCGAGCATGCGAATATTACCAGCTTTGGCGAGTCAAGCGGTACGATTACGGCCATGACAAAAGCTACCGGGAAGCGTTTCTGGAAGTTTGAAGTGCCGAGCAAATCGACTGCCACTGCATCCAGCAATCCGGTAGGATCAACCGAAAACGGTACACTTTTTTTTGAGCAGAATGTTACACTCCCGGTAAACCAGCGTGACGCTACTACCCGGAACATTGTCACCGCTCTCGCAAAGAATAAGGTTATCGCCGTTACGAAGGACAAGGACGGTACATTCCGGATGTACTTCAAAGGGTACGGCGGTTTCCTCGAAGGTGGTACCGGGCAGACCGGAACTGTTGCAGGAGATGCCAACGGATATACTTTGCCTTTCGCCGGACAAGAGAAAGAAGATTTCTTCGTAGTAAGCGCATCTGTTGCCGCTGCTCTGGAGACTCCCGGAAGTTAATAGTAAATAATAAAATGAAAGTCCCCGGCCGGTGAAACGCCGGGGATTTTTTTATGAGTATGCTGCACCTGACTAAAGGCACGACCGTTACAATAAAATATACCGCAAGCGAGCTGGCAACGCTGACGGCTCCGCGATTTTTGTTTACATTTGTTCAGCGAGCCACGAAGAAAAAAGTAAGCATAAATCTGTTGAATAATAGCACGGCTCCGAGGTTTGATATGTCTGAAATAGTGGTGAATGATTATTTCCTAAATGAGACGGAAGGCTTGTGGGATTACACGGTTCGGGAGAAGGAAGATACCAGCGTAACAGAAACCGGAACAATTTGCGAGACTGGCTACATGTATCTGCATCCGGAGAGCGAGTTCGCCTTCACAATATACGATGAACAAGTAAACACATTCGAGATTTACGATGCACAATAATTACAATAATCTCATCAGTATAAAGTTCGCGCGTGCGGAGCAGCCTATATTCAAGGAGAACAAATCCAAGAATATAGTGGAGTTCGGCATTGATAACGACTACCCTAATTACCTGCTCGGCTTGTTCAATGAATCGCCGAAGCACGGAGCGATTGTAAAAAGCAAGGTCGGGTATATTTTCGGACATGGCTTCCAAGATGTTCCGGTTAAGGCTAATAGTGCAGGAGAGACTTGGAACCAGATCCTGAAGAAGTGCATAATGGACGATGAGTTGTATGGAGGTTATTATTTACAAGTCATCTACAACCTGCTCGGGCAGATTAAAGATGTTTTTCATATTGAGTACCATAAGGTAAGAAGTAATAAAGAACAGACCGAATACTATGTTAAGAATGACTGGCAAAGCTTCAAAGAAAAGGCACGGATGTATCCGAGTTTCAATCCGGCTGAACCAGTGGCTTCGCAGATACTCGCGGTTAAGCAGTACAATCCATTATCCGATGTTTATCCGTTACCGTCATATTATGCTTCATTAAATTATATCGACAGTGATGTGCAGGTTTCAAGGCATGTGCTTGGTAATGCGAAGGACGGTTTCGTAGCAAGCACTCTTATCAACTTGAATGGCGGAGAGCCTCAAGAGGAGCATAAGGCAGCTATTGAGAAAGGCATAAAGAAAAAGTTCACCGGAAGTGAAGGTGATCGTGTTGTAATCATGTTCAACAAGTCGAGGGATAATGCGGCTGATATCGTTCCGCTTTCTACGACTATGCTCACGAAGGAGGACTTCACGAACATCAATAACCTGATTCAGCAGGAAATCTTTGCCGGGCATCAAATTGTATCTCCTGCGCTGATGGGGATTAAGACTGAAGGGCAGCTCGGAGGTAGGACCGAGCTTCGGGATGCCTATGAGATTTTCAACAACACATATGTGCAGGAACGGCAGGAGACACACAACGAGAATTTCGGAGAGCTTTTCGCCATCATAGGAATACCCGGTGAATATAAGATTGAGCCAGTCGAGCCGCTCAAGTTTGAGTTCAGCGAGACAATCATAGCCGCCAACCTCACGCAGAACGAAATCCGTGAGATTATGGGCAGGCAACCGCTTGAGGCAGGTCAAGTTACATCCGATGGGAAATCTGCCGTTAATGAGGCTCCTACGACCTTACAACCGCAGCCAACGGCAGCAGAGATTAATAGCAACCTCGCCGGGATGACCGGAAGGCAGTTCCAGCAGCTCGAAAGGATTAAGCGGAAGTATGAGAAAGGCAGCCTAACGCGAGAGCAGGCAGCTATGATGCTGCGCAATGGCTTCGGCTTGAACGATGGCGATATAGCCTTGCTGCTTGACCCGGAGCCTGCCCAGTTCGCTTCGCAGGTAGAAATAGATATGGAGCTTCTCGCAGCCTTTGAAAAGTTCAGCGAAGATTCCACAGATTACGAGGTTTTGGAGACGAAATCAGCATCGGAAGTAAACTACTTCGCCGAGCAGAAAGACCTGAACGAACTGGAGAGCAATATCATTTTCTTGATTAAAAAAGACAAGGGTAAGGTTGACACGGAAGCCATCGCGAAGGCTTTGGATAAAAGTACCAAAGTAATCGAGACCGCAATTACTGGACTCGTAAAGGCGGAAGTGCTGAAGATTAACACGCAGAAAATCGGAACGGATAAGATTCCGGTCTATGATGTGCAAGAAAGAAATGTGGCAGAATACAAACCAGAGGCCACAGAGCTTGTCATCCGATACACATACGCATGGCGCGATATTGTTCCGGTTTCGCAGCGCAATACTTCGACTCATCCTTCGCGCATGTTCTGCGTTGAAATGATGAAGCTTGCATCTACCAGGGTATGGAGCAGGTCAAACATTGAGCAGATGAGTTCAGTGCTAGGATATAGCGTATGGGATAGGGTAGGTGGCTTCTGGAATCGTGGCACTTTTACCGATACGCAATGCAGGCATGAGTGGAAATCGCTAATAATTAGAAGGAAAAAGCAATGAGCGCAAACATACTTTTTATCGGCAGCGAGTTAATCAAGAGCCGCACCGGGATTTCCGATGCCATCGATGATAAGCAGATTAATCCGCATATCAAGGTAGCGCAGGACATGTTCATTCAGCCTGCGCTCGGCAGTACGCTTTACAAGCGATTACAGACCGGTAAAGAGGCTGGAAACCTTTCGGGCAACGAGACTACTCTCATCGATGAATACCTCACAGATGCGCTTGTATGGTACACTATGAGCATGCTTCCGGTGGCACTTGGGTATCAATTCTTCAGTAAAGGTGTTCTGCAAAAAACCGCCGAGGAGTCGCAGTCACCAAGCCGGGCAGACCTCGAGCTTCTTGGGAATCATTACAAGGCGCATGGTGAATACTACTGCCAGCGGATGATTCAATACCTGCGCGAAAATTACCATCAATATTCCGAGTACATCAATACCGGGAACGGCCTCGATGTTATCTTCCCAGAGCTTCGAGCTTATACTTGTCCTATTTTCTTGGGCATGGAGTACGAGCTACCGACGATGCGCAATTTGAACATGAGCGGAACTGGAGCGGCTCCGCAGACTATCGAGGTGATACCATCTACCGGAGTAAGCACATTCACGGTTGCGCAGCTTTCTGGTAAAATGGTAATTAATGCCAGCAGGAGCGGTCTTGTGAAGGGAATTACGACCTTTGCAACCAGCAACACGGCCTACCTGCAAATAGTGGGAAGTCAGGTAACGCTACCGACCGGAGACGTTACCACCGCAGGCGAGCTATTTACGTTCACATATCGTTAAATATGTATAAAAGGAAGATTATTGAAAAGGTAAAATTTCATGACTTACAACCAACTCATAAAGGAAATAGAGGCAATACTTGCAAGTCACGGAATGATAAAGACGGTGAAAAACGTGTCTCCGACAGAGTGGCTCAAAAGAGATAGCGATCCTCCGCTTCCGGTTTGCTGCTTCGATATCACATCGGGAAGCCTTGCAACCGGAAGGCAGCAGGTTTACACGGTGCAGTTTTTTTTCCTTGATAAAGCCGGTCAGGAGCATGAGTTCGAGACCGATGTAATCAGCGACCAGTGGCAAGTTTCGGAGGACATTATCCAAATGTTGAAAAGTACCCGGAGAGATTATTACATAGATGACCTGATAACAATCAACAAGATATCCGACAAGTACGAGGATTATCTTGCCGGAGTTTCAATGGTGATTAATTTTAACACACAAAGAGAATTTGACGCATGCGCTACGCCTTAATCATAATCGCTTTCTTTTTCTGCACCATCAAAACGCAGGCGCAGGTTTACCAGGCTATGCCGCAGGCAGGCTATGGCCCGGTGAAGCGGATGCTGATAGATTCTGTGCTTACGATTCCGATCGGTATTTCGCAGCTTCGGAACATTACCGGAGGCAGAGATACTGCACAGATACGCTACCAAAAATCCGATAGTTCGGTCTATGTTTATACTGGTTCGAGCTGGGTAAAGCTCGGAAGCGGCGGAGGTGGCGGAGGTGGTTCTGCTGATAGTACGGTGTTTTTCACAGTCTACCGGGCAGATACGATGCGTGCTAATATCTATGGCGCGATTCCTCAACCTGATACTTTGTTCGCGATATACCCTATCAGAATAAGCAATGACTCTATCTATCTTGCGCAAAGCTTTGTGGATTCGGTAGGTACTGGAGGCGGCGGCGGCGGCGGTGGAGCAGGCACTATTAATTTTTATTTGAATGGCTCTATCAGTCAAGGAACCTTCGGCGGAACAACTTATTATCAATTAAGCCAGAATCCGATATTCGCAGCAGGAACAAACTTCACAAGAACTAATGCAGAAGGAAATGGATATATCGCATCGTTCATAACCGATGCAAACGATCCAAATGTATTAGGTATACCCGGTGGAAATTGGAATTTGGAGTTCTATTTTAATGCAAATAGTTCAGGCGGCAGTCCTCAATTTTACGCCGAGGTTTATAAATATGATGGTTCAACTTTTACTTTGATAGCATCGGGAAGTACCAATCCGGAAACAATCACAAACGGAACTACTGTTGACCAATATTTCACATCAATTCCAGTACCAACTGCCACACTTTTAGCAACGGATAGAATCGCCGTTCGGGTTTATGTAATCACCGGCGGTAGAAATATTACTTTGCACACTGAAAATTCTAACCTCTCCGAAGTGCTGACAACATTAACTATACCAGCATGGAAAACAAATGGTAACTCTGATGTAAATGCAGGTAAATTTCTCGGCAGTACGAACAATGCTTCGCTGCGCTTTAGGACGAACAACGTAGAGCGGATGGTGCTTGATTCCATAGGCGGATTGAAGATGGCATCGGTTGCTAATAACGGAACTTTAGCTAATGCCCTGCAATTAGCGAATACGGACAACCGCAGTTTTTTCAATATAAGCACAAGCCAGACAGTAACGAATCTAACAATAAAAGCCAATAGCAATTCGGTTGATTCTATGATAATAGCAGATACCGGATTAATTCAGCCAAGAGCAAATCAAAGTTTGTACTTGAAAACAAACGCAACTAATACGCTTAATGTAGTAGCAAACAGATGCTCTGCGTGCATAACTTCCGGAAGCATATTTGCAGCCAATACCGGAACAAGTGCGCCTATATTTAACGTGTTCGGAACTGGGCAAGTCTCTATCGGTGCAGCTAATCCGGATGCAACCGCTGCTCTTGATATCACATCTACAACAAGAGGCTTGCTTATTCCTCGGCTTTCATCATCCCAGCGCAATGCCATCAGCACTCCTGCAAGCCAGCTAATCGTGGCGAATACTACCGACAAGACCGTAGACATGTATAACGGAACGAGTTGGAATGCTATCGGAGGCGGATATAATAACGAGCTTGAAGCTATTCAGTTAATGGGTTCAACGATTAAGACTACACCTATCGGTCAGCCTCTGCTTCCAGTAACCGGTAGCGCAATGACTTCAGGAAGGTCTTTTTTTAGTGCGATACATTTAAACAGAGAGGCAACTATAACCGGAGCGTCTTGGTATCAATCAACGCAAGGTGTTTACGTTGGAACTGGTGGCGGTTATAACGGCATCGGCTTATATCGTGATTCATTAGGTACGCTTCTGCTTGTAGATAGCACAACCAGAGATACTACGATTTGGAAGGCAACTACCAACACATGGAATCAGAAAGCTTTCGCAGGAGGCACGCGGACATTGCAGCCGGGAGTATATTATTTGTGTGCTTTAGTTAACACTGTTTCAGGTGCTTTCCCTGCCGGCCAGACTGCGCCTTCCATCGGCAACTGGTCTGGGCCTTCTGGTAATAGCGGAACGCTTACACTATTGAGCAACTCTCGGAAGATATACGGAGGAGTGCAAACCGGAGTTACTTCCTTACCGACAAGTCAAGCCATGACCTCATGGAATAACCTCACTAACTTTTATTACTCATTATATTTATACTAAATATGCCGCAGTTACCAACTAATCCTATTGATATCGTACTTGAGATTCCTGATGTAGTTATCGACGCTACTACGCTGAAGCGCAAGGCAGTCGTGCATTCCATGATTTACAACCTATCTGCAAAGATGGTTTCTGTTTCGTGGATAGTAAAGCACTTTGCCAAGAACGATGACGGAACATACGGCGATGACTTGAGCGCAATTATTCCGCCATACACACGCGAGCAAATAGCTACGAATCAGGTACCAGTTAATCCGGTTACCGGTTTTCCGCTTGATCCTGAAGATATCAAGCCGACTATTGTTACAGACCCTATTACCGGAGAAGTTCTTGAGGTAATTCCTTCGCTTACTCCGTGGATAGGGCAGTACGATTTCTTCAATAACATGGGAGAGAACGTACCGGTAAAGGTTAATGACGTTATCCGTCAGTTCGGGCAGGGCCTTCAAGATTGGAGTAAACAATAAAAAAAAATATGAAAAAATTACTTTGGCTTTTACTTTTACCGATTCAACTTTTTGCCACTAATTACTATGTGAGCAATTCAGGCAGCGATGCTGCTGCTGGTACTATCGCTGCGCCGTGGGCATCCATTGCAAAGGTTAACTCATCAATGGGTAGCTTCGTAGCTGGTGACTCTGTTTTGTTTCAACGTGGAGGTACTTTCACCGGAACGCTCACCATAAGTAAAGGCATCGTGTTCGGTGCATACGGAAGTGGAAGCCTTCCGGTACTTACGGGATTCTACACCATTCCATCATGGACTGCGGCAGGCACTAACTTATGGACTGCTACGATTCCCTCCGGATTGAACAACGTGCGGCTTCTTACTATTAACGGACAGATAACACGCGTAGGCAGATATCCTAATTATGTAGACGGATTCAGCGCATGGATTCGGTACACTAATAGCCTTGCGACTTCTTCTCCGGTCAATGTTTCTGCTGGATCATCTATTCCGACCTCTTTTGTAGGCGGTGAACTTGTTCTTTTTAAAAATAACTGGAACCTCGATATAATGCCTATCACCGGGCAGTCAGGCAATACATTCACCTGCACTAACCCTGCTGGGATGTTCGGTATTGCAGGCACTCCATACGGCGGATGTGGTTTCTTTATACAGAATAGCCTCGCTGCTTTGGATGTGCAGAACGAATGGCACTACAACAATACTACAAAGGTGGTTACTATTTATTCCACAAGCTCGCCTTCCGGAACTATAAAAATACCGAGGCAGACAAACATCGTAACAATAGGATCTACCAGCAACGTAACTCTCGAAAATCTCGATATTCAAGGATGCACGGAGAAAGCGGTAACATCTACCGGAGGTTCAAATCAGACCATAAAAAACTGCGTTATCCGTTATGCGCAAGGTTGGGGAATCGATATGCGCGGAAGCTCGGCATTGATTCAAGGTAATACGATTCGTGACATAGGCTCCAATGGCGTGTGGTTTGGCAATAGCGGAACCTTTACCGGGAATACCTTGAAAAGTATTGGAGCATGGGAAGGCTTGCCCGGCTTGACAAATAGCGGAGCAGGAACGCAAAGCAACCAAGATGATCAGTACGAAGGCGTTTTGCTGCAATCTTCGAACGGAATTACCTGCTCTTTTAATGAGCTGGATTCTGTCGGTTACAATGCCATCAAGCACTACGGAAGCAATATCACAATAGAGAAAAACTTTATCAAATTCCCCTGCATAACAAAGAGCGATGGCGCAGGTATCTACTGCTGGGATAATGACGGAACACTCGCAAGAACTAACCGCAGGGTAAAGAATAACATCATCGTAAACTCCGGAAAAATCCTTTACGGCACAAGCACGCCGGGCCTTAATACACAATCTTACGGCATCTATTTTGATGGCGGTTCTAATGGTGCGCTTTGTGACAGTAACGTAATCGCTCCGGCTAATTTCAGCCAGAACTCAACTTGCAGCAATCCGACTAATACATCGGATGATGCAGGCATAATGCTGAACGGAGGAACAAATTTAACTATAAGAGGGAATATCGTTTACGGATGGCCTGATGCTTTGGAGATATGGAAGCCTGCTATTTGTTGCGTGCCTTCCAATAATAGGATAGTCGGCAACGCCTTGTATGTTAACGCTGGAGGTACTGACCTTTGCACATGGAATCAATCGCTGCAATACCATATCGTGGACAATAGCACGATTGCACAAATCCAGACGCAAGTGCAGAACCTCGGCGTAATCGATAGCAACTATGTATCTGACTTTGCGCCTTCTCCTTTTACTTATAAAAGTCAAGCAGCTAATCCCGGTAGTGCGGTAAAGCTCGCAGCATGGAGAACTTATAGCGGTAAGGATGCCAATACGGTAACCTTCCCATCAACATCTCCGGAGTTCCAATACAACGCAACCGCAACACCTACTACATACACATTTACCGGCAGGCAAAAGAGGGATTTTCGTGGCACTGTGTATAACAATAGCGCAACCATTCCTGCCTACTACGGTAACATCTTTTTCGATAACGGCCCGGCTACTACTCCGGTCACGCTCACAGTTACCGCTACGCCTACTGCCATCGCTTGTAATGGAGGCAGCAGCACGGTGACCGTGGCTGCATCTGGTGGCACGGCTCCTTATTCTGGTACCGGAACCTTCAGCAGAACCGCAGGAACCTATACCTTTAACGTCACAGATGCCGCAGCTAACAGTGGAAGCGCAACTATAACCATCACGCAACCAAGCGTGCTTGCAGTATCAGCAAGCGCAGGAACTATAACTACTCCCGGCGGAAGTGCTAACATTGTAATAACTGCGACCGGAGGCACGGCTCCTTATTCTGGTACTGGCACTTTCAGCAGAACCGCAGGAATACATACTTTTAGCGTGACAGATAATAACGGATGTGTAAGTACGGCGATAGTGAGCTTGAGCAATCCGGTAGTAGTACCAGCTCAATCTATTATTTTGAATAATAAGAGAATAGTCAATGGCAATTAATGTAAAAAGGTCGGTGACACTCGGAGAGCTACTGACCGCAGGAATCGCAGTTATCGGATGCGTGCTTTCGTTCTGGTTGAATACCAACATGCGGCTCAATGCTCTTGAGCTGAACCAGAAGAACGCAGAAAAAAAGTATGAAGACTTGTCAAGTAGCTTGCAGAAGCTTGACGATAAGATGGACAAGATCAGCGAGAACCTGAACATATTAATAGGAGAGCTTCGTAATGAGCGTAAATAGCATGATAGTATTGGCATTCGTAGGATGCATTGCTGCATTTATTTTGCTTGAATATATCATCCATAAATTAATGAAATGAAACTCGGAATCCTTGTACAGATTGTATTCATCCTTGCAGTGATGTTTCTGTTCCCTGCTTACGGAACAATGGACAGAACAGATTTACCGGTTCAGGTAGATGCTTCGTGGTATTCCTTCCAGATGCTGCTTGCCTTGTTGGTAGTTTTTCAACATATCTTTTTTGAGTGGCTTGAGCATCGTTCGGAAAGTAACCTTCGCGGCCTTGTTCTGGTATTTTACATTATGACTTTTGCACTTACCATTGTTAATATTTCACGCTTTCAATAATAACCTATGAATATTCTCGACCGCATCAAATTACCGGAGCCGGAGTTCTTCAAGAAAGTAATACGCGTAAGCCTTGCATCAAGTACCGCAGCTGGAGTGATACTATCAGCCGAGACTATCGGGCAGCAGATTATCCCCGGATTTACATTTAGTGTACTTCCTTGGGTTAAGGTAATATGTAAGAATGTTGTCGTAGCTGGCCTCGCTATCGCAGCAATTAGTAAGACTACTACAATTAAATCGGAGGCATGATTTGGCAGCTTTACCTTGCCGTGTTTATCATTGCCTCGGCTTTTCATGATGGCATGGCCGAGCTTCTCCGTAGTTCTACGGCAGGTAGTCCTGCATTAATCAATAGCCGAAATCGCTGGTGGCACTATGCAGGTTCAGCGTTGTATATTATCGCGGCAGTACCTCTGTTGATAAAGGTTGAATGGTGGCGAATTTTGATAGTAGGGGCACTTATCCGGTCTTGTTTATTTAACCCTATTCGCAACATTACCTGCATGGAACCAGTGTGGTATGTTGGGCATTCTGCACATACGGATGTGTTTTTACGCAGGATTGCAGGGCAAAATGGAGGTTGGGTATTATCAGCATTATCATTTTTATTGTTGCTTATTTACAATATTTTCCTATGAAATACCTTTTACTTTTATTGCTTCTGGCAGGTTGCTACACCGAAAAGAAAGCCGCAAAGCAAGCCGACAAGGCTATGAAGGAATACCCGAAGGCTATCAACGAGCAGTTTCGCAACGAGTTCCCGTGCGTGACTACCAGAGTAGATACACTTGTGGAGGCTTACGTTACCTACCGGGATACGGTTATAGAGATTCCAATAATGAAAAGCGACACGGTTACTTTGCACGATACGGCTTTTTTCAATAATGTAATCGTGCGGAAAATACGGTTACCTCGAGAAGTAGTTACCATAACGAAAAGCATCAAGGATAGCGCGGAGGTATGGCAGTGCCAGCTGCTGCTGGAGGAATCAACGCAGCAGAAGAACCAGCTGCTTGAGGAAATAGAAAAGCGAGATAGCAAGATAGGCGGATTGAAAAAGTGGAAGCTTTGGCTCACGATTCCTTACCTAATATTCATAGGATTTTTTATTCTCGCACGAATATTCCGAAAATGACAAATAACGGAAACGCTGATATTGCAAGAATGTATCGCAGGAAGCACGGCAATGATATGCCGACCAAATCTCTTGCGAAGATTATGTACGAAGAGAACAAGGCTAAATTCAAGGATGTAGAAAGAGCGAGGTACTGGTTGAGATATATCGAAGGGAAGACCGGGAAAAGCAATAAGGCTACAAATAAAGAGGAGTTTGTAACAGAAGAAAGAAGCAAATCTCCATACACTATCCCGGCTCCAGACTCCGAAGACCTGAAGCCGTATGTACTTCCGCTTGCATTCAATAACTTCATCTTCGCATCAGATTTTCACGTTCCGAATCACCGGGTAGAACCTATCGAGGCGATGGTTAAATATGCGAACGAGAACAATATCAAGCAGCTTATTATCGGCGGTGATTTACTTGACAATACTCCTTTTACCCGGTGGCTTTCTGATCCTATTAATCCAAAGGATGTTCCGCGCTGGTTCGACATGGCGAAGGAACTGCTGCGATATTTTACGCAGCACTTTACGGAAATCTACTGGATAGAGGGAAACCACGATTTTTGGTTCAAGCGGTATCTGATGGAGAAGGCTCCGATGCTTTTTCACGATACCTATTTCGAGCTGTCCGAAAGGCTCCAGCTGAATGATCTCGGAATAAAATGGGTACCGCAGCACTATCTGGTGAAGGCTGGCAAGCTTAATATTCATCATGGCCATATTACTTTCCGAGGAGGAGGCTCCTATGCCAATGCGGCCAGGATGCTATACATGAAAACAAAGAGCAGCATGCTTTGCGGCCATGTGCATGTGGAGTCCAGCCATACAGAGCCTGATGTGGACAACAAAATTAATACCTGCTTCACGGTGGGCAGCATGTGTACCCTATCGCCGGAGTACCAGCCTTTCGGTGGGAAGTCTTGTCATGGCTTTGCGCATATCTTGACAAATCCTGACAAGTCATTTTCGGTCAAGAATTACCGTATCTATGAAGGGAAAATCCTATGAACGGAAGTATCCTCATACCGGAAAAATTCAAGCTCAACGGTAAGACTATCGAGGTCATTATCGATAATGAGTATTGCAAGCAGGAGAACCTGCTCGGAGAGGCTGATTTCACGGATAAGATTATCACGTTATGCGACCGGGCAAAAGGACATAAATTGTCCAAAATTGAAAAGGAGAAGGTTTATTACCATGAGCTGGTTCACATGATTCTGGATGCAATGGGCAGGGATGTGCTGAAGTATAACGAGGACTTTGTAGATAGATTTAGTTTGTTATTATGGGAGTTCGAAAAGAGCAAAAGATGAAGCCATCAAAACAATGCTTTGAGCTGATAAAAAAGTATGAAGGTTACTCTGGCATAGCATACCTATGCCCGGCAAAAGTTCCTACAATCGGCTGGGGAAGCACCATGTACGACAACGGCGAGCCGGTCAAGATAGGCGATGTTATCAGCAAGGCAAGAGCTGAAGACCTGCTAAACTATGAGGTAAGGCATTTCGCAGATAAGATTAACCGTCTGGAGTTGGGCCTGAATCAAAACCAGTTCGATTCGATTGTTTCGCTTGTGTATAACATCGGTATAGGTGCTTTTAGGAAATCTACTATCTTGCGTCTGATTTCGCAGAATCCTAATAGTTTGGATATTGCGGTTCAGTTCGGCAGATGGATATACGGTGGCGGCAAGATGCTGCCGGGATTAGTTAAACGCAGAGCCGATGAGATGGAGTTGTATTACAAGCCTATTTAAACGAAAAGCAATGGAGCTACACATACACAACCATTCAAACAACGATTGTATCTCTTCACTATTAAAACAAATAATCATGAATCAAGAAGAACTCAAAGCCGCTTTGGAAGCCGCTACCGTTCAGGCCGAAAAAAACAAAGCCGAACTGGTTGTAAAGCTGGATGAGCTGGCTGCTGCCATCGCTGCGCAAGGTCAGGTTTCACCGGAAGTTCAAGCTGCTTTAACGGCCCTGAACGACACGTTGAAGGCAACCGATGACCTCGTAGCCGATGCTTAAAAATCTTGCCAATTGGCAAGGGTTGTTAATAGTTTTCGGATAACAGTAACCCCAGCTTTTTTAGGCTGGGGTTTGTTCGTTTTGATGCTTTAGTTATCACCACATAACGCAAGTGCAAATAGGAAAGCTTCCGCTTGTACTCATGTCCATCCAGATACTGAACTTGCCTATCTCGACAATTTCAACGGATTTAATCCATACCGGGTTTGATTCATCAAAATGACAACTAACAATCGTGCGGCTGGATGCGCGAAAAGATAGCATTGTGTGCGGAAAGTTATCTTGATTGCCGAGAATCATAATGCCATCAAGAACTACTTCTGAATGCTTAATCCGAAAGGTTTCGATAAACACTTCCGGTATCTGGGCCATCAGTTCATGTGCGTGGTCGTTCTCTTCATAGCGTGGGTTGCTGGTAATCGGTGACAGTGTGTTCATGGTTTTAGTTGTTTAAGTTTTTGAATATAAAGTATTGCGTCCATAAGTTCTTCCTGAAGATGGTTCAGGAAATCATCATCGTTGTTCTGCTCCAGCGTAGTGCCGTACTTCTTGATGCCGACCTCGCTGCGGTGCTTGAATTTCTCGATGACAAGCTCTACTATTTTGTCTTTCAATTCCATTGGTAACCTACTCCTTTTACTGTTTTGATTGATCCTTTCGGGAATACCTTGCGAATGGCTGCGATGTGTACGTCTATGGTACGCTCGCCTACGATTACTTCGCTTCCCCATATCTCATCGAGTATCTCATCCCGGCGGACAATGCGGCCAGCGTTTGCTATCAGGTAGTAAGTCAGGTCAAGTACCTTTTTGGGCATGCGGATTTCATGTCCAGAAGCATTGATGGTATAAGTTTGCAAGTCTACCGTTATGCCGTTTACTTCCACTTGCGTAGGTTTCTTCGGCATTGTGGATTCTATGAGCTGGATGATCTCGCCTTTCGTGTAGTAGGTTTTTTCGGAGTTCTGGATTCTTTGGAGGATTGAGTTCATGGCTTTCGGTTTTTAAGGTTATCATTATAGAAGCGCATAAGTTCACGCAGGTCGCTTTTCGTTAGCTGACCTTTTAACTCTTCTTCCCTCTCCTCCATCTCTATCGACCAGATTATAGCGGCCGCAGTGAGGACAACAACTACTATTAAAATGTAAATCATTGATATGTTTTTTAAGGTGATTGATTAATTCTTCGTATTCAAGTGAAAGCTCCGGGTAAACATCCATAAGATTATTAAGCTTACTAATTCCGTGGATTATGGTAGTGTGATCCTTGTCAAATAGTCTACCTATCTGCTGAAAGGATATCATGCAATGCTGGCGCAATGCTTTGTATGTCATCTGCCGCATCTGGACACGAGTACGAGTGCGCTCATCTTTAAGAAGGAAAGACACATCTACATTGAAAAAGTTAGCAGCTTCCTTGATTATGTTTTCCGGTGTTCGTAATTTCTTCATTATGGAGATTTAAAAGCAGCCGACCGGAGCCGGCTGCATGGTTAATCAAGGAGGGGTTACCGTGCGTTTTCTTCGTACCGGCTTGCTGCACTGTTCAACATGGTAAGCATATCGTCTGTCAAGCTATACTTTGAAGTAACGCGCTGGATGACATTAGGCTGACCGTCATTGATTGCGGCAATAGCCTTCAGGTACACATCATCCGGAATCATGGGCAGCTCCTTTACTTCAACATGCTGGATGTCTTCGGTTACAACCTGCTGCATCTCTTCGGGTACATAGACCGGGCCTGCGAATACATCCGGTGTAAACCACTTCACGCCGTTACTGATGGCGCGTGCGAAGAGCATGTTCTTGGGGAACTTGTCGAGGTTCTTGGTACCTGCTTTCTTCGCATCTTCATAACTGAAGGAACTATTACCGATTTTCTCACTGCCCTCATAAAAGTCGATGGAGCAGTGCTTGTCGGTATTTTCCACTACCCTATAATTATACTTGCCAGATGACTTGACCGCTGAAGCGATAAGACCTGCGCCGATGACTGGCTTTCCGGCGATGATGTGGATTCCGGAGATGGAGGCGAGCGGTGGCAGGCCCAGCTCGTTTCCTGCGCAAATCTTTACCATTGCCTGCGCAGCACTTTTAATGTCGGCGAATAAGCCGGATTTGAAAAACTGGTCTGCGAGCATCATGGCATCGTTCGGAGCGATGCGTTGGATTTGATTGTTCATTGTTGTTTATTTAGGTTGTTAATGAATGAAAGTTTAAAAAGACCCAGTGCGTGGAAACGCTCCGGGGTATCTACTGAAAACCAAAAAACTATGAGAGAGAAACTGTAACGGTAGTCGTGCTGGACTTGACCGGAGGATATATCTTGACAAGTTCGCCGTGTTCAGTAACGACATCAAGACCTGACTGCGGAACCGTCTTGAGGAATGTTTCGCGTGCCTTAATCTTTGAGTCCAACTCTGCCTTCTTCAGCAGCAGCTCATCCATATCCGGATCGCCGCACATGAGGTAATCGTACTTAACTCCTACCTCCTTGACACTGAACTTGCCATTATACCGCTCGAAGGTCTTGCCGTGCTTTGTGGACTCATCAAGCAGAGCATCGCGGTACTGCGGATCGCTGGTGATTTCCTTGATAATTTCCTCCATTGCCTTGACTTGGAGATGTACCTTGATTGGATCGGCATCGCCGACGAGGATGCGGTTGATTACATCGCGCACAAAGCTGAACCGCTGGGCCTTGTCTGTCTGGAATAGGCTTAAAATGCTGGTGGTTGTTAATACGTCCATTGTTTTCGGTTTAAATGTTTGAGAATAGGTATTCAATAAGAGATTCGCCAAAGAGGAAGATAGCCACTATGATGGCTAAATAAAGGGCATTGCGTTGGTTGTACTTCATGTTGTTTGGTTTTTGGTTTGCAGCCGGTATCGGATTCGAACCGATATCTATCAGGATTCCTGACACGTTACCCGAGGTGGTATTTATTCCCACTTACGACAACCGGCTGGCATTTATTAACTGTTTAAGAAATATTCGTTGCATTCTGTTTTTGCGGCATCGATGGCATCTTCTTCTTCATCGTATCCATCTACATAAATATCCGGATGATTAACAAGCGAAGCGATGGCGCGCCAGCCATCAGGATAGTTTATTGTTTTGATTGTCCAGTCACCGGAACCGTTGCGGAAGATTTTTGTTGTCATGGTTTTTGGTTTTTGTAGTTATAAAAATGTGCAGTGTAGGATGCTGCTCCCCGGTTGGTTAAAATCTTAATTCGTGTCCTTCCCAAAAATTCTTGTTCTCATTGTAACTGCGAGGGTTTTCTATCTTTTCAATTTCGCGGTTAATCAAAAATGCAGATTTGTTTCTTTGTTCTAACTGGAAGAATGATTGTGGCATTTCGGAGTAAATCATTTCCAATTGATTTTTCAATTCAGCAAGTTTTTTTTCTGTTGTCATGGCTTTTGGTTTTTTTGGTTTTTGTTTCAGTTTGACACAGCAAATATACACTAATTTCGGAAATTAAATTTTTTATTTTTATTCTTTTTTTATTACCTTCGCAATATTCATAACTAAAAAAATTAGCATGGAAAAGAAAACGAGAGGCCGAAAGCCGCTGCCAGACAACGAAAAGCGGAAGGAACTGTCCATATTTGTTAAGGCTAAATATGCTCCAGAGGCCTACCTTGAAATCAAACGTATAGAAAGAAAATACAATTTCCCCAATGAAAAA